TGCGCTCGGGACGTAGGGTTTGTTTGTGGGGTTTGACTTCTACCAGTACAACACGTCCAGACTTGTACTTGATGACGAAGTCCATGAAGTATCGGTGAGGTCGGTTATCGGTCTCACAGATGTATGGAATGACTAGTTCTTCGGACATCCACTGTACCACGTCCAGATTGCTGTCACACCATTTCATAACATGTCGCTCCCACCCCGAACGGTAGACGACATTGTCCACGTCTCCAGCGTACTTGGCTGGGTTCTTAGGTTTGTATCTACCTTTATAGGTCTTCACGTTTCAATAATACCATGTGGTTGATTCTATCGCTAGAAGGATACGCGAACTCATGTACTTTCTTGTACGGAAAATCTGGTTTAGATAGGTAATGATGTATCAATCTCTTGGGGTTCGGTGACTCTACTCTATCATCCATTGATAGACTACGGACGTAATCATCAAATAGAATGTACTCTACCCTTGATTCGTTACATAGGTTCAAGTCTTTCGACATACCTTCTATGCTATGGTCCCCATCAACGAACACCATATCGTATAGGTCGAGGGTACGTGGCTCCAAATCATGTGAACTCATGTGACTGAATACGAACCTGTCGGGGTACATCTCTTCGAGTTTATTGGCATTGACCAAAGTGTACTCGTGATGTCCTATGTCCACCGAATGATACTTGACGTTCTTATCCACGTTCAAGAAAGTGAATGCGCTGTGACCATAGTTGAACCCTATCTCCAACACGTTTCTAGAACGAGTCATCTTCAATATGGTGTGAATGATCCGGCAACTAGTAGCATCTGGGTATACATGCCCTTCATCATACGACCAACCTTCGGTCAGGAACTTACTGTCCTCTACTAGATTCATTTTATATCTTCATCGCTTCTGTATAAATAGTATCAAAGTATTTATAAACATAGGTTCCAGACCATGGCAGAAGATAAAAAGACAGTAAGTGTTCCTCGCGAGTATACGGCAGAAGAACAGATAACCAAGATCAATGAGTCTAAGACCGACAAAGAAGTGGGGTCGCATGACGGTACTGCACATAAACCTCTAGTATACCCTATATCAGATACTAATAGGTATGGTGCGAAGGTTACTTTTATTCCTCAGTTGATCACAGGTCCTAAGCTAGACGGTAATGCTAGTTTTGGAGACGTTCTTAAAACTTTTCAAAAGGGTCTTACATCTACAATCAAGGCAGAGGACCTTGAACCAAAGAAAAAAGACCCTAAAGGCGTGCCTTTAACCGGAACTCTAGAAGATACCGAAGGTTCTGGTACAGCGGAAAAAGACCCAGATAGTACCAACAAAGAGGATAAGCCACTTACAATAAGCCCTGGCATCCATATGCCATTAAGTACCAAGAAGATATCGGTTTATCTACCTATCGCATTCGGATCCACAGATACACTTACTTATGATAGTCCTAGTTTAGGTCCGTCAGGTGCACTCTTGAATAACGCACTAAGTGGTGCGAATGGTAAGGCAGGGGATGTACTGGGAAATGCACTTGGAGATTTCATCGATCTATTCAAGGGTGCTGGTGCAACAACTGCTAGCAGCCTGGGAAAATTGGGTATCGCTAAACTAGCAAAACGTGGACCTACCGAAGTAGGGGACGGTGCCGCAGCTGCATTACGTGTAACCGTTGACCCTAACATTCGTACCTTATTCCGTAGTGTTGCGGTACGACAGTTTGCATTCTCGTTTAAGTTCATTGCGAAGAACTCTAGAGAAGCACAAGAGATTAAGGCAATCATCAAACGATTTAGGTTCTATGCTTATCCAGAATCGATTGGCTTTGCAGGGAAGGCAGTGAAAGATGGAGGGAATGGCAGCGAGATCAGTGTTGGATTCAAGTACCCACACCCATTCGTTATCAAAACAGAATTTGTTGATGAAAACCAAAACACTATCGATATAGGACCTAAGATCAAGTCGTGTTACCTTACTAGCATTACTACTAATTTCAACCCATCGTCTATGGCATTCCATCGTGATGGTGAACCTGTCGAAATCGACCTCTCATTGAACTTCACTGAAGAGACCACCTTGAACAAACAAGATATATTGGATGGATTCTAATGGCATATTTTAAATCATTTCCTAAGATCAATTATAACTTTAATGGGGAATCCGCTGTAGCCGTCAACCTAACTGCATACGCAGAAGTAATGGATGATGTTAGATTGTCTGCTTCGTTCTACCAAGACTATTACATATCAAATGGTGAACGTGCTGATAACGTTGCATTCGGTCTGTACAATGATCCTCAGTTGCATTGGGTGTTGTACCTAATGAACCCTAAGTTAAGAGAACAGGGTTGGCCAGTGTCAAATACTGATTTGGTGAAGATTGTCAAGAAGAACCACCCTAATACAACTTTAGTTATTCGTGCTGATATGACTTCTCGTCTCAGTGTAGGGGATGTCATCAAAGGGTACACTAGTGAGGCGGTGGGTACAATCGTATACAAGGATTTGGACCTAGGACAACTTACTGTAGAAACAGACGGCACCTTTGTAGCAGGGGAGTTGCTAGGGGATGTTGCAACAGAAGTGGTTTATTCAGACTTTACAGTAGACACTGTCGTTGCAGAGCATCTGTCAGCACACCACTATACAAAAGACGGTGAACGTGTGGACATCAACCCATATGAACCTGTACCCCAAGACGTTGTCAAAACAACCTTCTTGGATGAATATGAAAAAACGAATGACGATCTAAAGCAAATTAGAGTAATCAAACCAAGCTCTATTAATACTGTAGTCGGTGCATTCAAAAAAGCGATTAAGTCATAATGAGTTCCGTAACTACAGATGCCGCTGAATCAGTATCGATCACGGCCGTGACAATACAGTCCGAACGAATCGGTGATCGGATTATCAACATCACTGATAACGTCAGTAACATAGACATCTATGAACACATCGATAAACCTTATCTAACTGCGGCAATCACTTTTTCGGATGAAAAGGATGTCATAGCGAGTGCTAACATCGGTGGGGGTGAAAAGGTAGAGATAGAACTACAGAGTACACGAGAGGATAGTGAACCTGTTTCCAAAACATTCTACCTAGACACCATCATAGCATCGACCAAGATGAGTGATAACACTGAGTTTTTTGTATTGCACTTGATAGAAGACATTGGATTTCTATCTAGTCTGGTAAACGTCAATGAGTCATACTCCGATAACCCATCTGAAATCATCAAAGGTATTTCTTCAAGTTACTTAGGCAAAGAGGTTCTTTCTACTGATAACACTCAGAAGAAGATGAAGTTGATCGTACCTAACCTCTCACCAATCGAAGCCATGTGTTGGATTAAGAACATGTCGTGTACCACAGAAGGGTACCCGTTCTATCTTCTATCTACCCTAGTCAATGATGAACTAACCTTCATCGATCTAAAGACGCTTCTATCAGCACCCGTTATTAATTCGGACCTACCATTCTCATATGGTGAAGCAACTATGTCGACCGGAGCTCCATTGAACCCTTCACATCGAAGAGTGATCAAAGGATACAAATTCTCTGATACCGACAACCTACTATCTCTTATAAAGAAAGGGTTGGTTGGCGCACAGTACAAGTACTTGAATCCTACCAAGAAGGACACCGAAGAACTAAAGAATCATTATGTGTTTGATATACAGAAAGATGTCATCGACATCATGCCAGAATCGAAGTATCATTATAGTGATGAGTACAAGGCACAAGATAAGTCATTCAATGAGTTTCCATCTAGGACAATAACACAGGTAGGTTCAACGGATGCGTACGATAAGGACTCATCGTACCACCAGAGTGAGAAAGGTCACTATAAGTTGAACACTATTAATCGTGCCATAGACAATCTAATTAAAAACAATCCACTGTCAATCATCGTCAACGGAGTAGATTTTCTGGATGGTACTGCACACATGACCACGGGTCGAAAGATTGCGGTCAGGTTCATGCGTAACACGGCACCCGAAGACACTGATTACTTTTACGATAATAGAAAGTCAGGGGACTTCTTAATATTCGCAGCAAAGCATTCCTTCAATAGGGAAGAGTACACTGCATCTTTATCATGCTTGAAAATATCAGAAGGTGATGTACAATGATACCTAAAGATTATATTGAATTTTATGGGGACCAATCACGTTGGTTCCTAGGTAGAGTCGTTGATATAAAGAACGACCCTTTGAAGTTGGGTCGAGTCAAGGTCAACGTGTACGGGGTATACGATGAGATCAAAGACGAAGACCTACCTTGGGCCCAGATAGTTGTACCCGTTACCACTGGGATCCACGAAGGTAATGGACAGAACCTAGGTATCCTCGTGGGTACACAAGTGTTCGGTATATTCCTTGACGGACATAACTCTCAGTTGCCTATGGTGATTGGTACTGTACCCAAAGAGGACGATACGAACAAGAAGGCACTAGAGAACTACCCGTACAACAAGGTGTATCAAACAGAGAGTGGACACTATAAAGAGTGGGACGACACCGAAGGTATGGAACGTATTCGCGAACAACACAAATCGGATACGTACTACGAGATACAACCAGACGGTTCACGTATAACCATAATTGAGGTAGACGACAGTCTTGTCGTGAAAGGTGATTGTCTTATCACCGTCGTAGGTAATGCTACGATTGCAGGGAATAATGTTTCGGTTAACGCAGCAGAGAAGGCGACGGTGTCTGCGAAGAATGTCTCAGTAACAGGTACAGATAGTGTTACAGTACGCGCAGGGAACAAGGTAGTATTGGGATGACAACCATTGCACTTCCATGCCCACCTTCAGGTCTACCGACCAAGGCGGACCTTACCAACATGTTCAATCAGATCACTGCGATACCTAGTGATATTGAAGCGCAGATAGAAGAACTGAAAACTAAAGCGCAGACGGACACTAGGGAGACACTCGAGCGGATCCAGAATCTAGAAAACGAGATGAAGGAGAAGACGGAGGAAGAACGTGCACGGGTTCAGGCACAGATAGACGCATTAAAGAATGGAGAAGATCCACTTGGTATTGTATCAGAGTTAGAAGATACAATCAAGGAAATCGAGGATACAATTGAAACCATCTCTGACTTGTTTAAGCCATGGTGGGATAAGGGTAAGGTTCGGCAACTAGAGAAAGAGGCAGAGGACGCATTCACCGAACTGGTACAGGAGTTTCATATTTACATTCCTGTCAAGATGCTGGAGATGATATCCAAGATCATTCCTTTATCGTTCGACGTACCTGTACTGGGATTGACTATCGATGTGTTACGCATCATGGAACCAGAATACCAAGAAGAACTAAAACAAGAAATTGCTGGTATCACTGAAGAGTATACCACAAAACTAGAAACATTGCAACAAGATTTTGAATCCGGTAAGTTGCAAGAGGATGCATACAACTCTGCAATGGATGAGTTGGAAGATCAGAGAGCACAGGTCATTGATGCACTGTATGCACTTGTACCTGAGCAGTATCGTTACTTTGACGGTGAGTTCGGTGTAGAGTGTGCAGAGTGGAAAGCAAAACTTACATGGTCGTACATAAAGAATGAGATCATGGAGTGGTGCACAATGTCCCTCTTCAAACTACTAGATGAACTGATCGGTAAGTTCAAGGAGATATGGGACCTTCTGGGATTACCACCCCTTCCGGTTCCTCTATCATTCGACATGGCGGAATGGGTACGTGCGGTTATAGATCAGATCGTCGCAAAGTATCAAGAAGAGATGGACCGTATTGTTGGAGACATAGAAAAGCTACAGAACTTTGATGTAGAACAGGAACTCGCAGACTTAGAACAGGATGCCAAGGATAAGGTAAAAGAGACAGAAGACAAGATCAATAACTTTGATGCACAGAAAGAACTCGAAGATCAACTAGCAAAGTTGCAGGGTGATATTGTATCACAGATTATGGAATTGTCAATACCTTTGCCTTCACCTTTTGATATCAGTATACAAGACATCATGGGTGGAGAGATCGAAGGTAAGGTACAGTGTCTCGAAGATAAGATAAACCAGATATGTACTGCGGCTAGAGACTGGAAGATTATCACTATGAAGGAACTGTTCAACATATGGTTGAAGAAGATTAAGAAGTTCCTTGATGCAATTGGTCTAGGTAAACTTCTAGATTTTCTCACCCTCACTTTCTGTGATGTGCTTGAGTTAATAGGTCTTCCACTAGAGATTCCATTGCCAGGGTTGGACAAACTATCAGCACTAGGAGTGTTGCCTCCTGTCCTTACAGGAGACATACTTGCGTCACACGATAGACCGAAAGTTACTCTTCCTAGTCTCAGTGACGACGATATACCCGACTTTGATAGTATGGCAGAAGAAGAATTTCAAGAATTTCTTGATGGTCTTGTATAAGAAGGCTTCTGTTTCTGTATAAATAGTACAAAAGTATATAACGATGGATAATCGATATGGGTTCCTCAAAAAGAAATTTTTCTGTACAGGATGGTAATTTACAGAATGCTCCGATCACGACTTCGATTCCTCGTACGTATTCGGACATAGACTGTACATTTGATGCATCTCCTACTGGGGGTATCTACAAAAAGACAGATGCCGCTGCGGTAATGCAGTCTGTGAAAAATCTTCTTATGACTAATCACGGAGAACTTCCATACAGACCATACTATGGTGCTAACTTGTACGATCTTCTCTTTAGTCTATCTACAGACTTAGAGGTAGAGGACGTTCGTGCTAACATTTCTTATGCCATACAGAAGTTCGAACCTAGAGCGAAGATACAACAAATAAACAGTTTGCTAGACCCAAACGGTAATTCCTTAAATGTGACTATAGTTTTTGAAGTGGTGAATACCCAAAAAGTTGTTACGTTGAATTTAAACATTGCAAGGACCAGATAAATGGCTATACAAAATTCAGAGTTAGACTTCTTTTCGATAAAGTCTCAACTACAAACGTATCTAGAACAGCAGACAGAATTCCAAGATTACGACTTCACTGCAAGTGGTCTATCTAACATACTAGACGTGTTGGCACACAACACTCACATCAATGGACTGGTTGCCAACATGGCAATCAACGAATCCTTTCTGGGTTCCGCACAGTTGCGGTCATCGGTTGTATCACACGCAGAGTCACTAGGGTACATTCCTAAGTCACGTACTGCGTCAT